CTGTAATGGTAACCGTTGAACAATTCTTAGAATGGAAGATACTACCAAGATGTATGATGCTTGCAAGCACAGTAATGTCATGGCGATGTGCTGAATGGTTTATGGAACTTGACGCACCAACAGCGGCTCAATCAGCTTTCGTGTCAGTAGTTATGGGTGTGATGACAGGTGTCTTTGGCATTTGGATGGGTCACGAACATAAAGGAGATAATCATGTTAACAGCGTTGATAGGACCAATCGCAAATCTCGCTAGTTCTTGGATGAACAGCAAGGTTGAGAAGGTTAAAGCTGAAGGACAAGCAAAGGTAGCACAAGCTAAAGCGAAAGCAGTTGTAGCTGAGAAGGTAGCTACAGGCGAAGTTGAATGGGAAAAGTCTATGGCAGATGCCACAGATAATAGTTGGAAAGATGAATTTGCCTTGACAGTTTTACTTTTACCTGCTATACTAGTATTCATTCCTAGCATGACAGAATATGTAAGAACAGGGTTTGAGGTATTGAATACATTACCTGAGTGGTATCAGTATCTTTTATTCATAGCCATAAGTGCATCTTTTGGTATTAAAGGTGCAGGTCAAGCAATGAAAATAATGGGGAAAAAATAATGTCATTTATAGATGATTTAATAACAGCAACAAAAGCAGGTGGTGCAAGTCGTATGACAAAACCATACAAAATAAAAAAGAAGGATACTTTAAGTGCTATTGCAAAAGCTAATGGTGTAACATTAAGGCAACTTATGAAAATTAATCCTAAATTTCAAACAGGAAAAGGTAACGGTTCTCCTACAGCGGCTACAATAGAACAAAAGATGATGAAACCCGGAAGCACTATAAGATTACCAGACCCTAAGACATTTAAAAATTTTAAACTTACATCTGTAAAACAAAAGCCAAAAGAGGTGTATAAAAAAATAAAGAAAAAAGAATTTAAAGAAATGAATGTGCCTTTAAAAAAGAAGAAAAAATAATGAACTTAATTAAACTACAAGATGAATTAGCTAATGATGAAGGAATTAAGTATGAAACGTATTATTGTTCACTTGGGCATTTAACAGGGGGTATAGGACACCTTATTACTGAATGGGATACAGAATATTATGACCAACCTGTAGGAACTAAAATACCTAATGAACAAGTAAATGATTGGTTTGAGAGAGATATAGAAACAACTATAAAAGATTGTAACCTATTATTCTCTCAATTTGATAATCTACCTAGTGATATACAACATGTATTAGCTAATATGTGTTTTCAACTAGGTAGACCTCGTTTATCTAAATTTAAGAACATGATTGCTGCTGTAGAAGATTTGGACTGGCATAGAATGGCAGACGAGATGGAAAACTCTCGTTGGTTTAAACAAACACCTAATAGAGCCAAGCGTTTAATAGCAATCGTTGATAGACACTATCATAGAGAGAATGTACCAGTATGAGTAGACAATTAACTGAAAGACAACAGAAGTTTCTTGATGTACTATTTGATGGTGCAGGTGGGGATGTAGCACAAGCTAAAGTTCTTGCAGGATACTCTGAAACTTCTAGTACAACAGATATAATAAAGTCTCTTAAAGAAGAGATTATGGAAGCTACACAGCTATATATGGGTAGAAACGCACCTAAAGCTGCTGTGGCTATGGTAAGTGGTGTAGATGACCCTACCCAGCTTGGCATACGAGACAAGCTCTCAGCAAGCAAGGAACTGCTAGACAGAGTAGGTTTAATTAAAACCGAAAAGGTACAAGTAGAAGCATCAGGTGGAGTGATGATATTACCACCAAAGAATAAGGAATAAATTATGTCAAAAAGAATATTATCAAAAACAGGTAAAACAGGTGGAAAAACTTTAGCAAGCAGAAAACCTACTACAGGAGCTGGGGGTTCTACTACAAAAATAATACAAGCTAAAGTTTTAGAAAAAGCTAAGAAAAATAATATGACAGGTAAAAACTTTAGGATGCAAAACCCTAAAGATAAAGATGTACAAGCCTTGTATAAAGCTAATCCTAATTTAAAAGATAAAGATATTGTTAGACAAAAAGGAAGAGATTATCAAAAGGATTTTAAAAAAGCAAAAACACCTGAGAAAAAATTAAAAGTATTTGCAAAAAAGAAAATGTCAAGTAACGCACAATTTGAAAGATTAAAACAAATTAGAGATGCAAATGCTAGAGCATTTAAAGTATTTAATGGATTTGAAAGAGAAGGTAAAATGGCAAAGGGTGAACTAGAAGGATTGCGAAAAAGATTTGATAGAGCTGGTGGTACAAAAACTTTAGGAATGTCTTTTACTGATTTTAAAAATGTATATAAAGGACCTTATTATTTTGGTGGATAATAATGAATAGAAGTTTAGGTAAGTGGAAGTTACCACAACCTACAGATATAAAAGACGAAGAAGGTAAAGAGTGGTCTAAGATACCACGTATATCACGAATAGTACCTTTTGGTTATGAAAAGAATAAAGAAGACCCTGACATACTTAATCCAATACCCTTTGAACTTGAAGCCATTGAGATGGCTAGAAAATATGTAAAGCAGTATTCCTTTAGGCAAGTTGCTAATTGGGTTACACAAAAAACAGGCAGAGAGATATCTCACGTAGGATTAAGAAAAAGGTTAATGCATGAGCAACAACGTAAGAACCAAGCTAGAACTCTCAGAAAATGGTCTGAATACGCCCAGAAGGCAATCGAAAAGGCGAAAGCCATCGAAGAAGAAAGACTCGGTTCAAAAGCCTAGTGTAGTAGAGGTAGAACGTGTAGACGATGAAGAATCTCTTAACGTAGTATTTAAACCAAACGCAGGACCACAAACGCAGTTTCTTGCTGCAGGTGAAAGAGAAGTATTATATGGAGGTAGTGCAGGTGGTGGTAAAAGTTATGCCATGCTTGCTGACCCACTCCGATACATGGGTCATCCATCATTTAGTGGATTACTATTAAGACATACAACAGAAGAACTACGAGAGTTAGTATGGAAGTCGCAAGAAATATATCCTAAGATTTGGAAGGGTATAAAATGGTCAGAGAGAAAGATGCAATGGGTAGCACCATCAGGTGCTAGATTGTGGATGTCATACCTTGACAGAGACGATGACGTATTAAGATATCAAGGATTGGCATTTAGTTGGATAGGTTTTGACGAGTTAACCCAATGGGCAACTCCTTTTGCGTGGAACTACATGCGTTCACGTTTAAGAACAGCATCATCAGATTTGCCAATCTATATGAGAGCAACAACGAATCCGGGAGGTCCGGGTCATCAGTGGGTTAAGAAAATGTTTATTGACCCTGCACCATATGGAAAGACATTCGATGCGACAAATATTGAGACAGGCGAAGTACTTAAGTATCCAGCAGGACATAGCAAGGCTGGACAGTCATTATTTAAAAGGAAGTTTATCCCTGCAAGATTATCTGACAATCCGTATCTCTCTAGAGAGGGTGATTACGAAGCAATGTTGTTATCCTTACCAGAGCAGCAACGTAGGCAATTACTGGAGGGCGATTGGGATATTAAAGAAGGTGCTGCCTTTACGGAATTTAATCGTGATATTCACGTGGTTGAGCCTTTCCACATCCCTCATAATTGGGTCAAATTTAGGTCTTGTGATTATGGGTATGGTTCTTATAGTGGAGTGTTATGGTTTGCTGTCTCACCATCTGAACAACTTATTGTCTATAGAGAACTCTATGTTAGCAAAGTCCTTGCCACAGATTTGGCAGATATGATAAATGAATTAGAAGCTGAAGATGGTAATATGAAGTATGGTGTCTTAGATAGTTCTTTATGGCACAAACGTGGAGACACAGGACCTTCATTAGCAGAACAAATGATTATGAGAGGGTGTAGATTTAGACCTTCTGATAGAAGTAAAGGTAGTCGTGTATCTGGAAAGAATGAGATACATAGACGTTTGCAAGTAGATGAGTATACAGAAGAACCTAGAATAGTGTTCTTTGATACCTGTACTAATATGGTGTCACAATTACCAGCTATACCTTTGGATAAAAAGAATCCTGAAGATGTAGATACTAGAGCAGAAGACCACTTGTATGATGCATTGAGGTATGGTATAATGTCAAGACCACGATTTAGTATATTTGATTACGACCCCCATGGCACACCTACTAGGAGTATGCCTGTAGCAGATTCAACGTTTGGATATTAATATGGCAGAAGACGAAATAAATATAGAAGACGATGCTTTATCTTTAGAAGATTCAGAAGATTCTAATGTAACTGATGTAGAAGTTAAAGGTATAGCTAACCATGTTATGTCTCAATTTAAAAAGTCAGAAGACTATAGATACGATGATGAAACAAGATGGGTGCGTGCTTATAGAAACTATAGAGGTATATATGGACCTGACGTTCAATTTACTGAAGCAGAGAAATCTAGAGTATTTATTAAAGTAACAAAAACAAAAACGTTAGCTGCTTATGGGCAAATAGCTGATGTACTATTTGCAGGAAATAAATTTCCTATAAGCATAGAACCAACTGAATTACCAGAAGGAGTAGCTAAAGATGTTAATTTCGACCCTAAAGAACCTTCGCAATTACGTGAACAAGATGTGGAGGAAAGTTTGGACAACCCTTATGGTTTTATGGGTGACGGTAAGGAACTTCCTAGAGGAGCTACTGCTCAAAGTCTACAAGATAAACTTGGACCTTTGGCAGATAAGCTTGAAGAAGTGGAAGGACTTAAAGAAGGTAGTGGAGAAACTCCTACAGCGATAACATATAGTCCTGCGATGCTTGCAGCTAAGTCTATGGAAAAACAAATTATGGACCAACTGCAAGAGTCTCATGCTAATAAACATCTTAGAAGCACAGCTTTTGAGATGGCATTGTTTGGCACAGGAGTAATGAAAGGACCATTTGCTGTTGACAAAGAATATCCGAATTGGAATGAAGAGGGTGAGTATTCTCCTATATTTAAAACCATTCCTCAAGTTAGCCATGTCTCCGTTTGGAATTTTTATCCTGACCCTGATAGTACTAATATTGACCAAGCACAGTACGTAATAGAAAGACA